CGAAAAGCGCGCCGCCCGCGTTGGCGGATGGCGCGTGGGATTAGGCGGGGACAGTCTCGGGAGGGTTCTTGGTCTTTGGCGCGCGAACTCGACTGGGCTTGACGGTCTTCGGAGTCGCGGTCGCTGCGGCGAGTTGGGCCCTGAGCGAAGCAATTTCGTCAGCCGCTTCGGCCAACATCTTCGCGTCTGCGGTCGCGTACGGCTTCTTGGTGGTGGGTACCAGAGCAAGCCCTGCGGAGAACGCGTCTGGCTCGTTGTCCGACAATGTGCGGATGTATGTCTCGCCGCTCATTTTGTCGATGATTTCGCACAGCGATTGCGATTCCTTCTTGTCGCCGTGTCCCGTGTTGATCTGGCTGAGGCGGAAATGAACGCCGTGCTTGGCGAGAATCGCGTCTTGTTCTTTGGTTGGGTTCATAAGTGTTCCTTACTGGGTAAATGACATCATCTTCGCGTGCGGTGTTGCTTTGAGTTTTGCGGCAGCGTTCGAGTCGCCGTTGCGCGCAGCCTCACGGAGAGCCAGCCATTCCGCCTTGGTATCTGCGCCTCGGGGCGGTGTCGGCATCGAGCCTGTGACGGGCGTTCCTGACGAGCGAAGTCCCGTGCGCTCATCGCGCCAAGCCTTCAACTCCCGAATGGCCCCGTTCTGCGTGAGCGGGTTTTGCAAGCGACGGTTCACGTCGTCTTTCAGGTGCGCGGGGTATTCCTTCGCGTCCAGGAGAAGTTGGTCGAGTTGTTCCTTGCTGCCGCCAGCGATGCGCAGGTTCTCGGCAGCGACCTGAGCGTGAATCTCTGCGGCGCGCTCGGCGTTGATCTTGGCTTGTTCGTACCGACCTCCGATGAATTCGTCGATAGCCGCTTTATTGAGTTTCACGGCCTTGCCGGTGGCCGGATCGGTGAACGAAATGTTGGCGAGTTTCTGATAGTCGGCGTCTTCCAGCGCCTGCTTCTGCGCCCACTTCGTGCCGAGCGCCATCGGGTCAAGCCCTGACGCCTTCACAAGATCGTCGATCGTCCCGACTTCCGAGACTTCGCCGACGGGCTTGCTGCCCATCACGCTCTTGTAGACCTTTGCGGCAGCGTCTCGGTTGGTGAACATGCCGTCCGCGCCGTACATCTTCGTCGGGTCAACGTCGATGCCGCGGAACTTCAAGCCCTCGGCGATGCCCTTGTCCGCTTCCTCGGGCGTCTTCCACTTGTCGTAGAGAAGCGGCGTGGGCTGGGCCTGCGGCGGTGCAACAACGGTTCCGGGCGCGGGTGCGACCACGGGTGCCGCATCTGCGGCAATTACGGGAGTCTCTGGCATTTTGTTCCTTCCTTACGCTGCCTGTGGAATCTGAGCGACCGCGCCGGCCTGAACCACGTTGCCTGCCACGTCGATCGCCTTGGAGGCCGCTTCCTGTTTGGCCTGCATGGCCGCTGCGGCTGCTGCCATCTGCTGCATCTGGGCGTCTGTACGAACGACACCCGGCTCGTCTACACGCTGCTGGCGTGCCGCGAACCGCATGAGAACGCCCTCGTCGATGCGGGCCATCGCGTTCGGCCCGAGCGAGTTTGCGAGTTGGACGAACCCAAGGTGAGACTCGAGCCGCTTCTTGCGTCCGAGTGCTTCAAGCCCGCTGGTCGAAACCACGCGAGCCCGGTCCATTGTCTTCTTGTCGAAGAGGCTGAGTTGAACCGCGATGTCCATTGCCGCGCGCAGGGTCGGAATCTGGTTCTCGTCCGCAATGCTCGCGTGAACGCCGCCGGTCAAACCCTGCAACTGCTCGGCAACGATCTTCCACCCTGTCGAGTGTCGGCCAGCCTCGCCCGTTGGGGCGCTCTCGGCCTCCATGAGCATCGACGTTCCGAGTTCTTTGCGCAGCCGCTCGATGCCCTCGATAACGACCTTGAAGTCGGCGAGTTTGTTGATGTTGATAAAACCAACGTCGCTCACCTGCCCAGCCTCAACGCGGGCGTTCATGATCGCTTCGCCCGACGGCTTCTCAAGGTCGGAAGCGCGGATGCTCGAGCTCGCGTCGATCGCCGGGTGCAACTTGGACGCGGCCTTACACCAATCCTTGAAGTAGCCCCAGATGTCGTCGTAGGCGGAAAGGTCGCCAGCGCACAGTTCGATGAGCCCGCGCCCCATCTGTCCGCCCGCCTCCATCTCGAACTCGGTGCCGAACATGCGGGCGACGTTGTGGTCGCCTTCGTTGTACTGTTTGCCGTTGGCTTCCTGCCGCCACGCCCACTTCTTGGTGGCAGGCTGGTATTCGTAGATCAGGAAGGTATCGAACGGCTTGGGTTCCTCGCCGTCTACTGTGGCTGCGATGCCTACTGCCGCAAGTTGCTCGGGCGTCAGGTGCGACGGGAACATTTGTTCCTTCACCCCGTAGGCATACGCGAATCCGTATGGATCGCGGAAGGTCACGTACTGGTCGCGGTTGTACACGCGCAGGGCAAAGTCCGGCTTGCCGGTCTCGTCCGATCGCATGCCTAGAGATTCGAGCGTGCTGCCGGTGGCGACGAGTTGGGTAAGCGACCGCCGCTTGCTCGTCTGGAATCCCGCGCAGGTCTGCTGGCTGTTGACGCTCTGGCTCTCAAGCAACGCGATCAGTTTGACCTCTTCGATGAAGAGTGCGTCGCGCAGGCCCTGATAGTGAGCCGGGGGCATGGCCCATCGCTCGCGCGGGTCCACGTCCAACTCAAACCACATATCGTCGTAGAGCGCCGACCGCATCTTGCCAGCGACGTTGACGACTCCACGCCCGCCAAGAGACGTGTTCGGATTCGGGATCTTGTTGCCGGGGGTAAACCCTTCGTCGGTCATCAGGTACGGCAGCGACATTTTCGCGCACCAACGCGCGCGGTCGAGAACCTGACTCAAGGACCCGCGCTTGGCTTCGTAGCGGGCCTGAATTGTCTGTGCCATTGGTTACGTGGGAATCTGGAGGCCTGTGCCTACACCGCCGTCGTCAGGCAGTTCGATTGTGAGTTGTTCGCGCAGGCCGGTGCGGCGACGTGCCGCCGCCTCTGCCGTGGCCTTCGCCTGATCGGATTCGAGTTGTTCTTTGTAATCGGGAAGCGGGGCGATCGCCAGTTGCTGCTGCTTCTTGACGCCCAAGATGCCGTCAATCAATTCGCTCGCGATCGTCATTTGGGCTGTTCTCGCTGCGCCTTCGCCTCTCGCTCAAGGAAGGCCACCGCCTCATGGCGTCCGGCTTGGAATGCCAGCATCAGCGGCGCGTTCAATTCGTTCGGGTTGCTCACTACTGCCGGGCCGAACCCCTTGGACCGCATCCAGCGGGCCACTGATTCGAGCTGATCGGCAGTAAAAGGCGTGGGAGGTGTCGAAGACACACTCGTGGCGGGCGCGCCGGATGGAATCTTCATAGAGATCGCGGGGGGTCAGGATGGAATGGGGCAGCACAAGCCCGCACGCCGCGAGATATTCGCGCACGCGGGTCAGGCAGTTTCGGTTGGGGATTCTGCCGCGGGAGAAGAAGTACGCGAGTCCGCCGGCAAGCGTGGTCTTTCGCCTGTCGCGGGGAAACTCGCGCGGGTCGATCGCCTTCGGGACCGGGATTTCGACGATCGTTTGCAGTGTCGGGTAGCCAGACAGGAAATCCTGCCAGTCGCGGAAGCGGTCGCCCGAGAAGGTCGGGTCGAACATGCCGCGCTGATCGCCGATGCAAACGTGACTGATGTGGCATCGCGTGAGCACGCGGGCCAACGTGGAGTCAAGCGACCACGGGTGGCCGGACGAGAAGGCAATCCAGACACTACTTACGGAATCGCTTGCGGTATTGGTATCCACCGAAGACGTACCCTTGTTGATAATGAGAATGCATTCTCATTAGCATGTCAGATAAAGCGAGTGGCGAGCCTCGTTTGGGTCGTAGGTGCCGAGTTCCGGGGGGCGATCAAACTCGATGTCCGGATGTTGTTCGGTCCAGTACGCCCAAAGTCGATCGGTGTATGGCTCTAAGTGCATGTCGGAAAAGGAGTTGACGGCAATTTCTCTCACCTCGTCCGTCGTCGCCGCGTGGGTCCAATCGCAGTCGTGCACGCCCAGATATGCGAATCCCCGAGCCGCGCACCGGTCCCCCTTCATATATAGATGGGCCGCGTCAACACAGTGCACCGTGTCCGCGGCGATCGCGTTCGCCTGCTTCTTGACGTGGACCGGCATGCTGGAATCGTCGAGCCAGAGGTTGATCCGGTGAAAGTTCGTGGTGATCTCGCTGAACCGTTTCTTTCGGTAGCCCTGCAGGACGGGAAAGTCGTTTGGGGCCTCCCACATCACGAGCCGGTTTGCGCTGGCGATCTTCGTCGCGCAGTCCACAAGCCAGTCCATGGCCGCGACCACGCGCGGGAATAGCTGCCGAACGATCCGCAAGGTAGACTCCGCGGCGATCCGAGCGCCCTCAAGTGCGTCCTCCCTCGACCATCCCCGCTCAAGCCGCAAACGCTTGCGAATCTGCTTGCGTGCTCCGAACGGAGTCACAAGGTAAACCGTGGTCATTGTCGGCTGCTTCACGAGTTTTCCGTCGTCCTTCGGAAGTTCCTCGAGCAGCCGCCGCGACAGGGGCGTGTCGTAGCGCTGGGCGATGTCGGCCGCGACCCTCTCCGCCACTTCACGGTAGAGAGCGAACGGCTCATCCCCGGCACAGAGGTTGACCAGTGGCGCGGCAACTTCATCGCGCATCATCGCCGCGTAGTGCTGGAAGCCGCTCGATGTGCAGTCGCGCTGGATTGGTATGCGTGACGCCGCGTCTTTATCGAACAATGCCCGTGCCGCGGCAAGGAACTGGAGCGGGTTCTCAGCCTCGGTCCACCATCGGTCGTTGAGGGGGTCGGTCACCGCCTTGTGGACTTGGCGAAGATGCTGCTTCGTCCATTCGACGCGCTTTTCATACGAAACGCGGTCGATGCCGAACATGTTGGCACACTGAATGGCGATGTGGTACTGGTCACGTTTGCCCGTTTTTGCCTCCGAGAACTCAATCAGGGAGCGTTCCAGGTCGCCGCCGTGGTGGTTGAGGTACATCGGGCGGGGATACCAACGGCCTCGGAAGTCCACGAACCCGTTCATGTACAGTCGGGGTTGGTCCTTGAAGACGTGCGCCGTGTTTGTCACGTCGGCCATGCGCCGGAACAAGGTCTGGTTCACGATGTTGCGCCGGTACAGCCGCGAGCATTCAAGCCGCCACTTGTCCACCGCCATCTGGTCGCTGGGCCTTTTTGGAATCGCAAAGTCCACCGAGAAGGGCAGGCCCGCAACGCCGCCGCCGCGCTCAATCAGGCCGTCAATCACGCCGAGAATCCATTTATTCACCCGCACCGGCGTAGACCCCATGTTCTGAATAGATTCGGTGATGTGCTTGAGTTTGGGCAGGCGCTCAGCCACAAGCTGCCGCTGCTCTCTAGTGCTGTTCGCAAGCAACTTGAACGGCAGTGTGACGTAGCCTCCGCGCGTCTGGTCCGCGTGGGCGTAAGGGGGAACGATCATCGGCGGGTAAATCGGCTTGACGGAGGCTAGCGCCAACTTGTCGTACGCGATCGAATTGCGAACCTTCTCGTCGATGTAGAACGATCCTCGCGTGCGATGCGCGCTCTTTCGGTTTACTCGGTTGTGGAAGGCAAGCCCAAACTCTTCGCCCGGCCCGTTCTTCGAACAGTTGTGAACGACCAGCCACGCTAGTTTCGCCCCCACCGCGGCACACAACTTTGTGTCGTAGATGGCCTCGTCGTCGATCTTCTTTGAAATCCGATTGACGTCAAGCGGGCTTGGCTTGTTGCGCTTCTTCTTGTAAATCTCCTTGAACATGTCGGCCTTTTTCTGACGCCGCCAGAGGTTCAACTGCGCTTCGGCGACCGCTGTGCGTCCGATTTTCATGAACATGTTGGTGGAGTAGCAGCCTCCCGCCTCGCCCAGCGTTGCGTTCAGCATCTCGCTAATGGCGATCGCCGCCAGCTTGGGGGGAGAAACCAGCCCGAAGATGAGAACGCTGTACGCCACGCCGGGGCCGCCACCTGCGTAGGGCTCGGTCTTCATCCGCCGGCGCTCTTTGCGAATCGCCAGCGTCATTGCCTTCGCCCAGTTTGCGAGCCACCGCTGCGCCGGGACGTTCCCGATGTGCCGCCCCTTCTCGGCGTCCTGATCGATCTTGGCGAAGTACCGGCGCCTCCCCTCCGCCGTCGCGCGTTTCTCGATCTCGATCTGCCGCGCCAGTTCTGTCCCCGTGAGTAGCGATTCCATTCGGCTGCTCCTGTGTTAGACCGACTGCGTTACGAGTTTGACCAATGCCGCGGCCTCGCTGCCGCCCTTCGGATTCAACTTCACGTCACAATCCCGTGCGAGCTTGACCAAGTAAGCCGTCGCAAACGTCTTGGACTCATGCCCAAACTCGGCAATGTCGCGGCGGAAGAGGGGAAAGGCTGTCCGCGCCCAGCCGTCCGGGGTGAATCCCGGCTGCTTCATTGCCGCGCGAAGGTCTGCCCGCCACGAATCGCAGAACTGATCCCAGCGGTCGTCCTCGGGCGTGTTGGGGCGGTTGTTGTATTCGTCGGCCTGTGCCTTCCCGGCAACGTGGTACTGATTGCCGGTCTGAACGTGCCGCGTTCCGGCGAGCCGGTTCTTTAGACCGCCGATGTCCGGGTCGTCGCTCTTGCGTTCGAGCCGTTGCTGCCCAGCCGCGTACTTCACCTGATCGGGCGAGTAGTGGGCGAGCGACCGCTCGACAAGATCGGCAAGCTCGGGGGTTGTCTTCCAGCGGGGGAAGACGCCGAGAATGGCTTCAAAGCGTGCGCTCATGCTGTGGCTCCTGCTGCCTGACGCTCACGGAGAATGCGAAGCGTCTTCTCCCCGTCACTCTCGAAGCGCGGGGCGTGCGTGATACTCCCGGCGATGGGCGGTGCTGCCGCCTCCCACCGTCGATCCCTGAGCCACGGGAGCGGCGCGGGAATGAATTGGCCCGTGTCCTTGGTCCACTGCTCCGAAGCCCGCCACGCTGCCACGGATGCCACGATGACGAGTGCCAGCGATTCGAGTCCGGCGCTGCGCCAGTGCGTGAGGCACTTGGCCCGCGCGGACTTGCGGAAGTGACTCGGCCACGCTTCCCAGAACTGAACGAATCCGGGCGGATCGACACACCCTCCCCCCGTGGGGGGTAAGGGGGGTTCTTCTGCCTTTGGATTTACATTCTTCTCTTCTCTTCTCTTCTCTGGTCCCGATGTTGTCCCGATGTTGTCCCGCGATTGTCCCGATGCGATCGGGACAGAATCGGGACACGCTTCACTAGCGATACGCTGGCGAGCTTTCTTGGCTTGCTCCATGGCGCGAGCCTTCGCGGTTGCTCCGTTGTGCCTGCCCCAGTTGTTGAATGTGATTCCACTGCCCTTCGGCGTGGCCCACCCAACAACTTCGGCGGCAGCGAAGAAACCGGCAAGCCCGGCCACTGCATCCACAAACTCACCAGTGACGCCTTGAACGTGTCCGTCCACCGTTTCAGAATCGGCCCAGCCCCAAACCTTGAGCCACTTGCAAGCGACTATTTCGCAGTCCTGCGAGAGAATGCCCGTGGGCTTGAGTCGGAGCGCCATTGCTACGACTTCGCGCTTGTCGGTCAGTCCCTTGATGCACTTGATCCAGTCGTTTGCCATATTCGCGTCCGTGCTTCTATCAAAGTACCCACCCAAAGTCACCGCGTTGCGCAACCGCCAAATAGTGTCGGCAAGCGCCACAAATAAATCACGCCGCCTTATCCTCGGCATCTTGCCTCAAAAGTGCTGCGGTGCGAACGTTGACGTAGACCGTCCCGGCGTTGACCTGATCGGTTTCTGGACCGATCGCCAGCCCGCTTTCGATCTGCCGATTGACCCGCTTTTCGGCGGTGATAACCGAAGAGTGGTTCGGTCGGCTCAATCGCTTGGCAATCTCGGGATACGAGAGCGTCGTGAGTTCCCGCATGAGCATCGTGGCGAGTCCACGGGCAACACCTAGCCGGTGGTGACGCTCGGTGCTGTAGAGGTTGTGCGGCTGGACGCGAAGGGCACGGCACGTTTCCTCGATGATGATGTTGACGGAAACCGGCCGTCCGTTCGGTCGGGCCGCGCGTGATTGCTCGTCGTTCATTGTGCCTCCGTGATTCTGTTGCTCGCGAGGCGGGCGTTGAGTGGTCATGCAACCTCCGCGAAAAGGCTCTGTTTCTTGACTGCCTTCGCCGCCTCAAGCCCACGCTGGCAATTCGCGAGTGCGGCACGGTGGTATTCGTCTTTCAGTTCGCACCCGTAGAAGCGACGACCAAGGCGCAGGGCCGTGTAGCCTTCCGATCCGATGCCCGCAAATGGCGAGAACACCAGCTCGCCCGGATTCGAGAACAGTTTCACGCAACGCTCGATGACTTCGAGTTGCAGTGGGCAGATGTGCTTCGTGTCCTTTTCTCCCCGGCCTTCAGCCACGTTCAGCGTGTCGGTTTCCCGAATGTCGCCCCACGCGCCTTCCGCCCAGTCGATCCAGTTGTTCCGGCTCACCTGGTCTTTAGTGTTGATCGGCACCGTGTTCTCGCCCGGTGCGCGGAACTTGATGAGGTAGTCATTCAGCGTGCCGCGCGTCTTTGCCCGGTCGCTTTCCAACCCGGAGAATTGCAACTCGCGGGATTTGGTTCGGATCGCCTGTGACTGTGGATTCTTTCGGACCATCCAGTCATATTCGTACACGAGTCCGGCGCGTTCTCCGATGCGAATGTTGAGTCCGCGAAAGTCATGGAGGCCGACTTCGCCCGTCCGCTTCATGCGGGGAATCTGCATGACATGAACGATGACGACACGCCCCGGCTTTACGATGCGGGCGAGTTGCCGGAAGAAAAACGACAGATGCAGCCGCGCCTCCGTCTTTATGTTTTCCGAATTGCCGATGTCTGCGGGTGACGACGTGTACGCATACATCGCCGGGAATGGTGGCGAGAACACCGCCATGTCCACCGATGCCGGGGGCATTGATGCCATGTGCGGGATGCAGTCGCCGTGGTAAACGTGGAACGGATCAGTGGGCAGCATGTTCACGGAAAATCCTCTCTTGTGCTTCGGTGTCAGAGTGAACCCGATCGGCCTTTTTCAGCACCGTCTGGACCATCGGCCATTCGAGTTCGGTCACGGGGATGTGGACGTTGAGCGGCTTGGTTGAGCCGTAGCGGTTCGATCGCTTCACCGCTTGGTAGTACTCTTCATACGAATCTTGCAGCGTGCTGAAAACCTGCCGCGTTGCGATTTGCAGGTTCAGGCCGAACCCGAGAATCTTCGGCTTGGTAACGATGCAGCGGATGACGCCAGCCTTGAAGTCGTTGATGATTTGCAGACGCTCATCTTCGGGCGTGCTTCCGTCTATGCTGGCAGAACCCTTGATCGCCTTGTGAACAGCCTCCTGCTCGGCGTTGTACTTGCACCAAACGATTGTGCTTTCGGTTGGCCACGATGAAACAAGATCGACAAGGGATTTGATCTTGCCGGACGCGATCTCTTTTCCTTCGTGGAAGCCCTTCCCGATGCGTGCGATCTTGGCCCGCGTTCCGATGCCGCCCGATTCGAGAACGAACAAATCTCCGGTCACAGACTGCGCCGCATCGCGTTGTTCGTCGCTCAGTTTCACGTCCTGAATGTGAACATGAATCGGGGGGAGCGTTCCGCCACCGTCTTTCCATCCATAGGTGTCCGGCTTGGAGAGGAAGATGCACCAGTCGGAGAGGGCGCGATAGAACGGGCCAAGCGCCCACGGCTTCAATTCCCAACGGTCCTGCGTCTGCCCGCGATTCACAAAGAACCGGGCAAGAAATGAATTGACGTTCGGGAATGCGTCAAGGAAGACAGCGTGGTTCGCGTACTCGATGCGGTCGTTTGGTGCGGGCGTCCCGGTCAGGCAGAGTTTGTAAGGAACTCCGCGCCCCATCTCGATCAGCCGCGAACCCCACGCCCCATAGTGGCTCTTGAGCATCGACGATTCATCGAGGATCAGGCCGGACAGTTCCGACGCGGGCAGGTCTTCGGTGATCGCGTCATAGTTCGTGATCGCGATTCCGTACCCGGAGCGGAGCCATTCGGGAAGTGAAGCAGCCCGCACGCGGGAAATGGTCATCCCGTTGCCGTAGAACTTGCGGGCCTCCGCGATCGTTTGTTCCACAACCATGAGCGGGGACACAATCAGAACGCGCCCGCCGAGTTCGTGGTGAACGTGCTTGGCAAACTCTAATTGGATCAGTGTCTTTCCTAGCCCACAATCGGCGAAGGCTGCAAACTTCCGCTTGCGGATCGCCATTGCCGCGATGTCCCTTTGATAATCGAACATGCCCGCGAGCGGCTTGTACGGCTTCGCGGTCTTCGCCTTGAGCGTGATTCCGAGTTGCTGCGCGTACTCGTCGGGGACGTTTGCGAACCCGCCAGAGAACGAGTAGCGGGGCAGGGCCTTGATCTTTAGGAAGCGGTCATAGTCGGCCATGCTGGACGTGTCGATTGCTAGTTTCACTCCCCACCCCCCGCCGCGCCGGGCTGCAAAGAGACGATCTGGACCACACACCCAACGTCAACGTCGGCGTAGAGCTTCGCGGTTGTCTGTTCGCACACCTGCGAGTCGTCATGCCAAGCGATGCCCTTGAGCGCGTCTTCAACGGCGCGGAGCATCTTCGTCGCGTCCGGCTTTGAAGTGTGGAACATGGGCGCGTTCTTTCGCAGGCCCTTCGCGCGATCGCCTGCTACGAAATGCTGCTTCGGTCGCGGCATCTGGAAGCGCACGATCAACTCGACGGGACCGCCGATCGGCTTGACCTGGGCTTGGAGCGCGAAGGCTTGGACCGCCGCTCTCCACTCGTCTTTCCGCTTGCATGAATCGACCATGCGGACGCCGACGCTTCCGTCGGCACGATTGAAGCCGAACCCGCTCTTACTGCCGGCGGTTCCGGGGATTCCGGGGACGAAAAAGGTGTACATCATTTCCCCTCCAGCACGCGGATCGCGGATTCGAGGTCGCGGGGTGCGGGCATTGGAACGTGTTTCCACTGCTTGCCAAGTGCTACTTTGTAAATCACGTCACGAGAAACACCGTACTCAGCGGCCAAACTGTTTCCAGATTCTCCATCCATTCGCCTGATCCTGATTTCTTCAACGTCTGCCCGGCGCAGTTTGGCGTTGGCGTTCTGCTCTCCGCGAGTGACGTTGCCAACCGCGAAGCGATGTGCCTCGTTCTCTTTCCCTGTTACCCATTCGAGGTTGCGCACTCGATTGTCGTGCCTGTCGCAGTTCTTGTGATTGACTTCCGGCTTGTTCTCTGGGTTCGGGATGAACGCCATTGCGACGAGGCGGTGAACCAAAAACTGCCGACTTGGTTTTCCATCGGAATGCAGTTCAATCGACACATACTTCCGACGAACGCTCCCCTTCAAAACCTTCTCGTTCTTACGAATGCGCCCGTGCGAACTCGCCTGATACGCGGGCCAGCCAGAAACATCTCGCCACTCTTCGTGTTCGTTTACTGATTGCATGGTGTTTCCTTTGCAATTCGATACCCTGCGATGAGGCCGAACGTCGCCGACTTCCAGTTGTTGCGCCACTGATTCTTTAGAACTTCGATCTGTTGTTCGTTGTCACGCATTGCCGCCCTAACGACTGCGGCAATCTGCTCATCCGTCGGCTCCCACGCCTCAGCCGTTGCGGGGCGTGGTGCGGCGCTCTCCTTCTCGCGGAGTTCCGCGAAGCGTTGATCGACAATGGCGAGCAACTGCCTCGCGGCATGGGTGATTGCGTCGCTGTTGTCGGCTCCATATAGGCAGCTCGCCGCGAACGCCTCCGCCTTTTCTCTCGCCGTCGTCATGGGGTGTCCTTTGTGATGACCAACTCTGGATCAATCTCTTGGTGCAGTGAATCCACAAACCGCTTTAGACCGAGACGGGCAATCATCGCGTGAAGAAACCGTTCGATGTTGGCCGGATCAGACCGCGCGGCAGCGTGAGCGGCCTTGTACTCATCCTGCACACGATCAACTAGCCGCAAGAACATGGCGCGATCTCCAATGGCGGCGGCGACGATCAGGATTTCCTTGCCGGCGCAAACCATTTGGTCTAGCTCGGCGTCTATCACGGCGGAAGTTGTCCGCATCTCGCTTGGCGTACTCAAGACTTCCCCTCCCCCTCAACTGCGGCGAGGGCTTGCAGGGCGTCACGCAGCGGTGCGTATGTTCCCGCACAGTCGCCCGCAAGCTGTATCACTTTGTCCCGCGCCTGCTCGATACGGGCGAGACTGGCGGATTCGTCCGTGCCGGGGATCTTCACGATTGTGCATGTCGGATCGCCGTACTTTGCGGCGGCTTCGGCTGTGTCAAGAGTCGAGCCCACCGCAAAGCATCCCGACTGGAACATGGCGACGTATCGCGTCGGCCTCTTGACGGACGGCGGTTCAATCACCTTCGCCACGATCTCACTTTGCATGTTCGGCTCCCTCGTAAAAGTTGATGAGGGCGGAGAGGGCGGTGTCGCCAATGTCCCAGCCGCTAGTTCCGCCAACGGCAACGCCAGTTCCGACGTATGGCTCGATCTTGACTCCGCGAGCTAACGCCTGCTCAACCAGTGCGCGGAAGATCAGGGCGTGGGCGTAGTCCTGATACCCGACCGGCGCGTGTCCAAGTCCGGGCTGGAGCCACGTCCAGATACCGGCGTCGTAGTGCAATGTGCAGCCGTCCTGTGTCGGCCTCAGCTGAGGATGCTTGTCGAGGATCGCGGAGAGGCGGGTGTTGATGTCACTTGCCATTCGCGGCTCCTTGTGCTTGCCTGCACGCAACCGCGAGGCGGAAGCGGGCGAGTAGTTCGGTGTCGGCTTCGATGACGCCCGTGTTCACGGTGCAATCCCACGACATGGCTTTCGTGGTCCAGCCGGTTTCGTACTGCTCGATGGATTGCGTGAACCTCTCCGGCATCGCTGCGGCTGCGGCGTCGAGGGTGGCGTCGATTGGGTGCTCGTGCCGACTAAGGTACTTTTCGTGTACCCAAAGCCTCTGCGGCGTGCGTTGGCCGTGATCTGCGGCGAACCTCCACCCGAGCGATTCGGCGATGACGTCCCGGCACTGATCCAGATTCATTTCACTCGCCTGCATGTGCGTCCTTTGCGTGGAGGTTCAAGTTCGTGAGTGTGAATTGCATGAAGTTCTCGTTTTCAGCGAAGATGTAGCCGATCAACTTGCCGTTTGCGTTGAATGGCAGCACCCTCCGCACGTTCCCGGCGTCGTCGATGTATCCAGCGGCGCGGCACTCGTCAATCAGTTTCGACATTGCTCGAATGGCTTCCGCAGCGTTGTCAGCGTCCTCGTGCGTGTAGTTGCGGTCCTCGATTCGCTGTGCCAGCTTTTCAAGGTCAACAACCTCCGCGTGCGTCTTGGGTGGGGTGGGAGTCGGGTTCATGTTGAGCCGTCCGCAGAACGGGCATGGCATACCGAC